TTATTTGGCTTAAATTCATACGCAGTATTGAAATCATCTGATCTAAAACTAAGAGCCTCTAGTTTTTTTCCATAATTGTCGTATTGGACAAATATTGGTTTATCAAGATTAGGGATATTTATTTCTCTTGTTGATCTTTGAGCCTCTTTTGGCTGACCAGACATTGTGTTTCTATTTAATGGCTGTTGAGAAAAATTAAGCATATCCCTACGGACATATTCCAATATCTCAGGAGGCAATTGATTTTGTTGGACATATGACGCATAACTTGATGGCCTGAACGCATCTAACTGTTCCTGAGAAACAATAGGAGTAGTGCTTACATTTGTAGCGCCGATCAATTGATCTTGAAAACTTGGCCCACTTGGAACATTTGCCATTTTATTACCCCTTAAACAGTACCATTAGCAATCACATTGCCCAACACAGTAAAATTACCTGAAGAATCTATCTTGGCAACAGCAGTAGATACGTTGTAGATGTACAAGACATTGCTTGTCTCTACAAACGAAAAGTTGGTGAAGTCCCCATCTGCCTTTGATGTAATCGCAGTTTGGATGTTGGTGAACTCAGTATCAATCTCAGTTCCCTTAACAACCTTTGCCGCATTGCCTGAAATTAAGGCATCTTTTGCCGCAAAGTTGGTGGTTTTCGTGTAATTCATGGTTTTTCCTTACGCCATTTTGCCGTTTTTAGCTTGAATTTCAATCTTCTGAATGCTGATTGGCGCACTATTGATCTGCACCTCATAGCCTGTTTGAACAACCTTACCAAAGCCACTTGCTTGACCAACCAATGTGCTTAATTGAATACCCGCAGAATAGTTTGCAACTGGTACACCATTGTCTCCATACTCAGCAATCCCATATTCAGCAACAGTGGTTACAGGAATCTGCAATGTCGTAGAGTAATATTGACCAGAAAAGTCATAGCCCCACTTAATGATGAATCCTTGATTAGAACCACCAATGACAATAACAGAAATCTTCTTCAGAATAGATGTAATATTTATATCACCAAGGTCTGAATAGTTGGTGAAATATTGAAACCGATAGGTAGAAGCATGGTCAAGGTAAGTACCATACTTGCCCACAAATCCATTCTTACCAATCAGCAAATCACCATTGCGCTTTGAGTAAAAGCAAGTTGGCTCAATACTGTCCCAAGTCGTTACCCTAGCACTGCCATCTTGTAATTGCCCCTTTGTATCAAACACATAAACTTGTTTAGCAGTAGGTAAATTTAAAAGATAAAAAGCATTGCTTTCAGAGTAAACAGCCTTAATTGCTGATGGAGTCTCACCACCAACAATAGTCATCAAGTCATTACGCACATTCTTAGACAAGTCCCGCAAAGGTGCTGACTTCTCTTGGATAGTACGCAACAGACTGCGAACACCACTGTTTGACAAGAAAATAATGTCTGAGCCAGCAGTAGCAATAGAGTCTCTAGACAAACAACCAATCTCAGCAATTGAGTCATTCAAAGACATTGTGGAAGGTGTTGTAGCCCCTGAGTACACCAATATCTGACGCTTGCCAAAGATAAACAAGAATCCGTTATGTGCTCCCAAACCAACAATTTGATCTGAGCCATTAGGCCAAACTCTAGAAACATCTAAAGTGCCTGATGTACCACCTGTCCAGTTATGTCCTGCCAACAAGTCAGAGAAAGTGATAGTCACATTGTCTGCTGAAGTCTCCGCAACCCATAACCTACCAAAAGCAGATATAGCAACATTTGCTAAAGGAACAGTGCCTGTATAACCTGTCTTCTCACTAACTCTACGGAAAGTTGTAGTGCTAACAGCAGGGTCGTAGATTAATGGGTCATTGCCTGATTGGAAGAAAAATGTAATCCCATTCAAAGACGCACATTGGTAATTGGTTGTGGTGATAGTTGGTGCAGTACCACCGCCGCCATAGGTGAGTTCTACAACAGCATTGCTTCCATCAAGTTTAAACAACTTATTGTTGCCAGCAAACAAGGTAGTCAGAGTGCCATCAAGTTGCACTAACTCATGGATGACTTTAATGTCGTTTGCACCCAAGTTTCCTGAAGAAGCATTAACTCTTGAATAACCTTTACGAGAACCAACCCGACCATACTGGTCAATCACACAATTAGTAGCAATAGCCGCAAAACCACTCTCTAAAGTTAGAGGTGAGTCTTGGGTATTCAGTCCAAAAAATGCTGGTGCTGAAATGCTAAATAATCGCAGTGCCTGTGTCATACGGGTACAAATGCTTGGTTCTCAGGATAGCGAGTGCCTTCCAAAGCAATGTGGTCAGACAACATCGCCTTATAAAGCAAAAATGCTTCTGATGTTGAAGTACCACCATCTTCACCACGTTCTATCAAAGCCCTTGCATAAGCATTCTGAGCCACTAAAATATCAGATACCGCCACAACAGTTGTGTCTGAGGCTAACGTAGCCTGTGGTACTGTCAAGGCAAATTTTATTGTGTAAACACCATCAGGTATTGGGTACAGATTTACCTTGGTATCGTAGCTTGCATCAACCCCATCAAAAGCAAATTCTGTAGGTATTGAATTAACAAGTGGAGTGAAGTTTAGTTTGCGGTTCATGTCCACAAAACTGATGTTTGTAAGTCCAACATTGCTTGTGGTATTGATTACATCCATTACTTGAAACTTCTGACCAGCACCTGTCAACGAATAGGCCGCTGTAGATGCTACAGTGGTCACTGTAATGGTTTGACCTAAAACATTCCAAGAAAAAGCATCTTCAATCTGACGTTTGGCATCATTGACAAACTTGCCAATCAGTGTTGAATAGGCAGTTTGATTGTTTGCGGTAACGACAGGTTCTCTGAGTCGAATCAGAACATCGTTGATAAGTTCAAGATAAGTCATGTTCTAGTCAACCCTTCTTCTTCAAATGTGGCTATAAAACTGAATGTGCTTGCAGCTTGTGTTGTAATTTTTATTTTGTCGCCTTCTTCTAAAACAATGTAGGCATTGCCATCAAACTGCAAATAAGTCTTTGTTGCAAAATCGTATTGAGTCAATATATCAAGCGTAGAGTTAGCACTTGAGTCAAACCATTGAACAGTTATATGCTTGGTAGACCCACCTGTATTGTGGATATACATTACAGTAAATTTTGAGTAATAGCCTCTAGGACAGGTATAGACTGTAGTGTCTACTGCCGCTGTGGGACTGACTCCAACTGATAATGCTCTCATTTAGCTTTTGCCTTATTCCTTGCGGAAATTGCTTTAGCTTTTGCCTTTGCATCAGCCTTTGAGGTTGCACCCCATGCTTTGAGCGAAAGAAGCAGTCTTGTTGGTTCACCATCCTTGTACTCTGCACCGCTGTTACCAGCCATACGAGCCAAGAAACTTGCTCTGCGAGGGTTGTCCCCCGACTTTACTGGCGGCTTCAAATTACCACCAGTTTCCTGATTATAAGACGCTCTGCCCTTGGCATTCAAGCCGCCTTTTGGATTTTGACCAGCTTTTGTTTGCCAAGTGGGTGTTTTCATTTACTTCACCTTTTTAGGCGGCGTGTGAGTTAGCTTTTGGCTTTTGTCTGTGTGTTTTGCACCCGTCATTAACTTAGTGCCAACCTTGTGCATTTCGCCTTTATAGACTTTGCCATCAGGTAGGTAGTGCTTTGCATCCTTGCTCATCATTTACCCTTTTTAGTCTTCTTCGCAGTCTTTGCCGCTTGTTTAAAGTCAGCAGCACTAGGTGCAGCTTTAGACCCCACTTTGTTCATCTTCTCGCCAGACCCTGCTTTTATCCGAGCCTGTTTTGCATTAATATTTGCATAAAGTCCAGCTTTCATTTCATCTTCCTCTTTGGTTTAGACATACCAGCTTCAGACAAAGCAATAGCCACTGCCTGTTTAGGATTGGTTACAACCTTACCGCCCTTGCCTGAATGCAAAGTACCTTCCTTGTATTCACCCATGACCTTCTTAACCTTCTTTTGTGGTTTAGTCATTTTCATAGGGTTTCTCCTTAGTACATTATCTTGGCTGTAATCGTGCCTGTGACAAAAACTGTGCAATTTGCTCTCAAGTATGTTGGTGCATTTTGGACAGTAACGATGCCGTTAGCAGTTAGTGCAGTACCCAAAGTTGAGAAGTTTGTTCCATCAAGGCTACCTTGCAGTACAACAGTAGCTGATGTAATGCCAGAAACCTGTAAGAACGCTGGCTGACCAGCATCTACTTGAACTGCCGTTGATGCACCAGTTGCGCCAACAGCATTCAGAAGCGTAATGGGTGATGATAAAGATGCCATTATTTACCTCTTGAGGATTTCTTCATCATGTTGGTAGCAGTCCTGCCACCCTTCATAGGCATAGGCATCTTTGGCTTACCAACTGCAACCATAATGGTCACAGGAACGCCCTTTTTCTTGCCCTTGCTTGCAGTCTCTTTAGCCTTACCACCCATCATTTTTCCGTACATAGTGTTCTCCTTATTTCCACAGTCTGTCAGCAACAAAGGTAATAACACCGCCCATGAATGAAGCGATTGTCATACCCATCCAAAAACCACCTTTGCCTTTATTGGCAAGTTCAAGTAATGACTTTACATCCGTACTCAATTGAGATACTTGAAGTTGTAGAGAATCAACTTGAGCCTCTAATCTACCAAAATCTCTTGCGTCAATTTCAGCCATTTGCTACCTTTCGGGGTCTTCCCATACGCTTGATTGTTGGAATGACAGGCGCACGAAATGCGGTATCTGTTCTAATTTCTGATTCTATGGTTACTTCTGGCTCGTCTACTCTTACATACCCCTGATGACCCCTCATAGAGTCAATGTCGTGTTGATATGTAAAACTTACAGTGTTACCTGTTTGAAGACAACGAAAAGTAGCCATAAAACCCTTAAATGAGAAAGGGGGGACTAGCCCCCCAATCTTTACACCATTCGAGCAATAACCAATTTAACAGTAGTAGAAGCTAAATTAACAGCCCCACCAGTTGTATTAGTTGTTGCAATAGTCACTGTGTTTGCTGCTGAAATGTAAGCACGGCGAACTAAACCCGCCTCGTCTACGCCAGCCGACATACCAATAACCATGTCGCCAAGGGCAACGCCAGAAATAGTCACAGTATCAGTACCAGCGGCTTGGTCTGCAACAGATGCAGAATCCAAAGTGCAAGTAACTGTCCATGTATCACTGAACAAACCTCGAAAAGAATCGTTGTCTCTGTTTAAAACAACTGCTGTTGCTGCTGCCATTTTGATTTCTCCTAATTAAGTTAAAAAAGTCCCCCCACCACTAGGGCAGGGGGCGCAACTGCAATTAGGCAGGAACCAACAAAGCAAACATAGATGCAGACTTAGCCGCACCAGTGCTTGCCGCCGCACGAAGAATTTGCACTCCATACAACGTATCCGCTGTATACAGAGTTGCAAGGTAGGGCTGTTGGTACTGAACTTGTGAGCGAATAGCCATTTGTTCAACCAAAACCAGTGAGTCCTTGTGACCCATCAAGCAAACACGGGGGTTAGTGCTACCTGAACCTGTGTCGCAGTTAGAAGACACAAACACAGGGATACCATACAAGTTACCGATTTCACCTGTGCGAATAGTACTGTTAGTACCACCAACAAAGGCTTGTTCAGTGTAACGAGCCAAACCCATCAATGT